CGCTGTCGGAGCTTCAGCGGATGCAAATTGAAAAACTCCATCCCACGCTATAGTCCTACTTCCTGTGTTATCTTGAATACAAAGAATGGAAATAAATTGTCCTGTCGTTGGATTTGATGGTGCATCAAAAGTTACGTTTCCGTCTAAAGTTACTTTCGCAACTGGAGCTGCTTGAACATCCCAATCTTGAGTAGCGTCAAATGTTAAATCAACTTCTGGATAATAAGCTGCATCGTTAAATTTAACAACGCCTGTTCCGTTGTTGGTAAATTCTATGTTTCCGTTTGCTCCATCAGCTAAAGTTATATTTCCAGAACTTGAACCATTATTTGTATTTAAAGTTAAATCTCCTGTGCCTTGCGTGGTGATTGTTGCATCGGCATTGTTATCGCCAACTTGAACTGTATCTGCTCCTAAATTAACATCGCCTGTTCCATTTGGAATAATGTCTATATCGGCATTGGAAGTTGAAACTATATCTTGTCCATTGACATCTAAATCTCCACCTAATTGCGGACTTGAATCCCCACTTAAATCAGCAGTGACAGTATTGTCCAACCAATTTACAGTGTTCCCCGAATAGTTAAAGGTGCAAAGTGAAATCCAATCTGATCCATCGTAAAATTTTAAAGTTGGTGTTGTTGCCGAAGTCGTGTCCAACCATAAACTACCAGCCGCTTTTGAAGCTGGTGCGGAAGTGGTTGCGTTAAGTGTGTTGATTGCTCCAAGAATATCGTTCAGTTCTGAACGAAAAGCCGAGAAACCTTGATTCGCCAAACTATAATCTGAAACTGTACTCATAATTTTTTAATTCCTTTTTATTCTTTTATACCATTAGTTTTAAGATTTCAAACCATATCCTTTTGAAACATAGTCAAAGGTTCTGTCTTGTGCTACCGCAGAATTGTTATAAAAGGTTATAGTAAATCCTGTTTTTGTTTTACTGGTTATTGTATAATAATCTCCTGTTGCCATATTTTGTGCGGCTATCCCAACTGCTGGACTTGCGTAAAATGCGTTAGTATAAGTAATCGCCTTTGCTCCAGCACCACTAACCACATCTTCTCCACTTTCCAGTCTTTTTTCTAAAGCTAATACAATTTGCATACTGGAAACTTCAGGTCTAGCATTGTTGTCATCACTCGTCAATTTTAATCTAAATTTAAAATATCTTCCTTTTAAAGTCGCTTGTTGTGAAACATCTGCATAACTTGTAATCGCACCTAAAGAACTTTCACTTGAACCAGCTTGAAGAAAAGCATCACATTTTGAGGGAGCTGTTCCATCTATGGGGCCAGTTGCGTTATCCCAGAGTGAAGCTCCACGACCAGAATCTACCAAATCATACAAATCGTTTGTAACCATATCTATTGTTGTTTGAAAAGTTGCATCATAAACAGCATCTAATGAAATGGTATTTGCTCCTATATAGCTTCCTGAAGATTCAATATTTGAGTCATAATAAGTTGGATTGGAAGTAGCATCCGTTCCACCTAAATCAAAAACTCCCTCTGCATCATCATAATCTCCCACGGTCGAATCGAATAAAGTAACGGTTTCTAATGTGGCAATTTTGTTATCATTTGAATCCATACCCTTAACACAATCTTCATCAAATGTTCCACTCCAAGCAGTTTCTTCATTATAAGTTCCTACATTTGTATAATGTTCAAGTCCTGAAATGTTCGTGTAGACGATTGCCTCGTTATCTGATTCGTTACCGAGTTTGTCCACCGCTTTAATAAGATACGCTCCCTCTTTGGAATTTAGGGTAACACTATTTGATTTTCTTCTAACAACTTGTGTCAAATTTGTTGATGAGTTCCAACCAGCACCACTTGTTACATCTTGATACCTGATTGCGTAGTATGAAACATCTAAATCTGTAACTGGTGTCCATTGCAACTGCATTTGATTTGAACCAACCATTGATACTGCTAAAGTAGATACATCTTCAGGAGTCGCAGTAGCACCAACAATAGTTCGGTTTGAAGAAGTATAAGTTGAGGAAACTCCCAATGCGTTAATTGCTTTAACCCTTACATTATAAATCTTTCCATCAACTACATTTAACATTTCATGGTATAATTGAGTTCCTTTTGCTACAATTTTATAATCTGATTCTGTACTTTGTTTAGCTTCCACTTGATAGTATTGAACAAATTTATCTGTACTTGCTCCGACTACAATATTCAAACGAGTTAAAACTACTCCATCTGAATACTCTACTAATTCATCAGTTAATGTAACTGAAGCTGGAGCAACAACAGAAAAAGGATCGGGTAAAGTTGTTGATGGTGTTGTTGTCGCTTGTGTTTTAGTTGCCCAAGTATAGTGAGCATTTTGATGTTCAATTAAAGAAAGTCCTATGGTGTAGTCCTCGTTGAAAGTAAATCCAACCACTCTCATATCTTTGGACGAGAATCCAATACTGGAATGAGTTATCGCCACTATATCTCCAACAGCAAGATCATAAGCATCGCCACCACAAATAATATCCAGTTTTAATGCATCTCTTGATCTTCGACAAATGACCTCTGCCATTTCTAAAGCCTGATAAGGTGAGGTCAAAGTTTTCATGTCAAATCTTCCCTCTAATAAGAAACCTCCATCAGCGGCTTTCATTGTTGCGTGTTGGTCAGCGGCCGCATAACCACTGTCATCGACTTCAGGCCATTGAACCTCGTCAACTTGCCAGTTACGATCAGGATTAACAAAAGAAATTATAACCCTTGAGTATTTAGAATTTTTATCTTCGCTTGATAAATTATATCCTCCAATAATATCATCTTCGGTTAAAGTGATATTTGCAGAACCAGTTGTTTCAATAAGCAATTTATATTCGCCACCAGTAAAAGTTAAATATCCTCTACAACCAGTTATAACTTCCCTTACATTTTCCATAACCTTTTTAGAGGTGTCCAGAATTGCATTGCAATCCATGATGTCAATCACACTTGCACCAGTATAAGGAGTAACATTAGTATCGCAAACTCCTGATGCTGTATAAAAACTTGGAATATTAATATCTCCAATTGCAAGTCCTTTTCCATATCTTGCATTGGTTAAATAATCTAATAGACACCAAGCTGGATTATCTGAATGTGCCGCAGTTTGTGCTACCGAACTTACATCATAAGAAACTACTTTTTTTCCTTGAACAACAGCTTGAACTTTTGGAACACCTTGAAAGGCATCTTGATTCCAAGTAAATTTTAATGCCAGATACGCAAGACCTGAAAGTTTATGATTCGATCCCCAGCTAGACAAAGTTGACAAAAGACTCGAGGCACTTTGGGCATCCGTACCATAATGAGGTTCTACTGTAATTAAACTTGCTGAATCTTTATAAAAATTTCCATCTGAAGTATTAACTGTAACTTGTGAATTATCTGCAAGATCGCCTGACCAAGTAACCGTTTTATCATCTATTTTAATTGAAGTAATATCGTTTATTTCTCCCTCACATAAAACAAGTGCCATATATAAACTTGCGTTGTCAGCCCCTGAACTTTCTAAAAAGACTCTAACACCACCAGTCATGCGAGTTCCATAAATAACAGGAATACTTGCATCGTTGGATTGTTTATTTAATAGAATACCTTTTTCAAAATCGTCAAATTCACTATCTCCAAAATCAGGTATGTCAGGTTGGGGTACTAGCCAAGATATAAATGTTTTGGCAATTTTAATTGTTGTTTTGACAACTTTTTTACCAGCTTTTTTAACCCACTTGATAGGATTGAAACTCATTATGCTCTACCCCACTTAATATCTAAAACTGTTTCACTGCTAAAATCCATTCCAACATCTGTGCTGAAAAATCTTTGCTGTGAAATGTTATTTGTTTTTCTTCCATTCATTTTTTCAAAATCCGCCCAATGAGAAACAATCCTTAATGTAACACTGCTTCCCGTTCCTGATTCTGAAATTCCGAAAGTATCTATTGTTCCTTTATATAAAAGAAATGGATCGGCAATTAAGGCATTGCTGTCATTTAAAAACCCTCTATAAACAACCACTCCATCATTGACTATATTTTCATTTAAACATACTGAAATAAAAGTTTGATCTGCACCTGATAAAGTCAGGTCAAAGGATTGTTTGGATATATCGGTTTCTTCTGTAAAATCTGAAATGCCCATTATAAATTTAGAGGCAGAATAGGTAACGGAAGAACCTGATATTGAAGAAGTTAAATCAAATGAACAATCTGTAATATTAACAGGAGTACCGAAACTGATAGTAATAAGATGAACTGGTCGTATTTCACTTGCTCCTAGTTCTGTCTTGACTGGTGATGTTAGGCTTCTTGTCATATTGTTCAAATGTTGTTCTTAATAATTTATCACTATCTTCTACCATTTTAAATTTGAATTTACTATTTGGAGTTTGATATTCTTTTAAATCCTTTGTGTGTGCATTAATTTCACTTTCATCTGCTATTGCCTCCGCAAGACAATCCACATTTAACCAATGCTTGATAAGATATTTCATTATAATGCTTCTTCAACATCAAGCTCATATTTGTATAATAAATTTCCATCTTTATCTGTTCCAGACGATCCAAATTCCTGAATGTCGGAAGTTAAGTAAACTGTAAAAGGAACACTATCATAAGTAACCACACCATTGTTTGCCAAAGCTGTTATTAAAGGTGGTTCGATTGTAATCGTTGCGGCACTACTGGAACTGGTAACATCAGAAACAATCATATAGACTTTACTATGGGAATTGAATCTAATATAATCCCCCGCTAAAAATCTCCCAGCACCATCATCATCAAATCCATCTAAATCTATTGTGGTATCTCCAACCGCGTGAACTCCATCAACTAAAATTGTTCCTGTTTCATTTCCTCTAGCATCACTAATTTCAGGAGGGATAATCGTAAAAGTTTCTTTGCCTGATCTTTGCTTAACCATAAAAGCCATTAACTCTCCATAAACATTTGAACGAGTCGATGTAATAATGGAAATGGAAAAACCCCATCGTTGTCCATCAACTTGTCTTGCTAATCTTTTACCACTATCGGATTTTGAGATAATAGTATTCTGTATGGACTTAATGCCCATTGTTTCAAATTTTGCGTTGGATATTGGAAATGCACCACTCATTAGACTATGTTACTTGCTCCTCTCTCATTAACAGCTTGATTAATAATTGCAGAAATTGTGCCTCTGTTTTGAACTAACATTTCTGAAAATCCACTTGCATCTAAAGTTGTTATGCTAAAATTGACATTAGTAGAACCCCCACCAGTT